AGAACTTGTTCAGTCGTACGATACTCCCGTCAGGCATTTCAGCATAACGGGAGCGAGCCGCGTCGAGAGACGCGGCCCACTCGTACGGCAGAAGAAGCCAAACAGCTTCTAGTGCTACAGTGTCGGACGCCGCTCTCAGGTCGAGAGTGGCCAGTCCCTCAGAAACCGCACGACGAGCAAGTTCCTGGTTGACAGCTTGATTGTTCAAGTCGACACCAACCCTCCGGAGGCGCTCCCGGAAGTAGCCGCCGAAACCCTTTTGTATAAAGGAATGTCCGCGGTTTTCGATCGCAATGACCCGATCGGTCTTTGCGTTCTTCGGTACAGTTTCAACACGGCAATTGTCGTTGAGAACAAACACGTCGTCAAGGAGGCAATATGCCCCCAAGACTTCGTGGCCGAGAATCGCTTCTGACCAGTGACGATCAGACTCAATCTCATTGCGGAGCATGGCTCTGCAAGATCGAGATACCGGAAGTGGGATCTGACACATCTTAGTGTCCAGAAATGCTTCCTTCCGACGCAAGTCGGTCGAAGCCCCTGGACCCCATCCATACGTGTCTCGGATGCAGAAGAGGGAAAAGGGCCCCAGTAGCTTTGCTATCTTTCTCTGAGCTCGGTGAATCACCGAGGCCAGCTCAGGTTTTAACTGAGTAGCATCACGTAGGCGCTTATTCGTCTCTTTGCATACGAGTTCAGAAGATGTGAATTTCTGAATCGCCACAGCTTTCAAATCCGCACCCGTGTTCAGCCCCTTGTATTTCGACAAGTAGCTGACCACGGCGTAGTCGGATGCGAAGTCTGCAGCATGCACGTAATCTCGCGGCTTCACAGCCATATCAGCAAGTTCGCTATGAGAATACTTATAGCGGAGCCAAGCTGAGAGCGAGACCGGCGTATCAACCTGCTTGCAAAGGGCGAAGAAAACCTCGTCCATATTGGTACTCCAAATGCAAGTGTGAGAGTTCAACTTCAGGTCATCAGTAGATGGCCTGGAGCTTCTCGATCATCGCGACGACCTGAGCATTGTCGAGAAGGCCGCGGGCGTAAACCCGCAGGTCTTCGCGCTCCTGCTCGATGTCGCGTTCGGCGAGGATGAACTCGATGTGACAGCGATCCACGTATGCGACCGTCGGAGGCGGCTGGATACCAGTATCACTGGTGCCCAGGGTCTCCAGGGTAGGCGTGTGGATCGTCATCTTCACGCGGTTGACGCGATTGGCGGTGCTGGAGGTCCCGGCAGCTTGCCCGTTCACACGGATGAGCTGCAGGGAGATGCGATCGAAGCCCAGGGACGAGGTCCCCGAGCTCTGATCTTCGAACCACCAGACACCGTCAGTCGGGCCGAGAGGGATGAACGTGTGCGAGACAGGGGTCGCCTGTCCGTCGTTCAGGACGATGTTTGCAACAGCAGACATAGAGGTCTGTACTCCTAACTAAAGACAGGAAATGAGTCAGCCTACCGGCTGACCCGCTCTTAGCTTAACGCCTCCCCATGAACTGGGAGAGGAGAGCCGCGGCATTAAGCAACTGCCC